GTGCTGAAAATGTCCCTGCTCGCCCATATCTCCCGTCATTATGGCGTGGATAAACGTCTGCTTTTCGCTGTCGGGAGTGAGGAGATAGTTTATCTTGTTAGCTTTTGCCTTTGAAATAACCGGAAATCCTAAGTCCTGAAGGACTTTCGATTTGGACATATATGGCTTTATCGGAATTACGCCTAATTGTTTATGTATTTCCTGATTGCCCCTATCTTCAAGGATAGATACAGATATTGCAGGAACATCAATGCCGATAGATCTGAGAAAACACAACAGCGTTATGCTGTCCAAGCCCCCGACAGATACATGGCAGTTGGCATTGTAATCTCCGACTGGTGAAGTAATAGTGTTATAGAAATCCTTTGCCATTTTAGCGGCATGGGAAATCTTGCTTTCGTAAGGTAGTTGCTGATATTGTTGGAATGTCTTGATATCCACTTGACAAATCCTCCTAAATGCCTTATAATAAGGCTGTCTTATTTATCTTTTTGCCGTGTACGGTTGCCGCCGTCACGGCTTTTTCTTTATTCGTCGTCATCGTTCTCACTTGCAAGGCGAATGTTTTCGATATACTGGCACAGCGTAAAAATCGAGAGTATAACGACAATGCCAACAGCTGAGACATGATAAGCTGTCTCAAATATTACTGCTATCACTTGCTTTTCTCCTTTCTTTTCTTTGCAAAGCACCCGTCGTCCGCAGTGTCGATGATGTACTGGGACGACTGTACATATCTGCCGTATGTCATGCCAAGCTCACCGGCTCTGCGGCATACCTCTCCGATGCTTGGGGCTTTGGAGACCTTAGAAGCATCACACTTCTTCTTTCTCGCCATATCAGCACTCCTTGCAATCTGTGATAACCGCCTCGACCAGATCGTCAAGACTGTTTTCAGCGAAAATCCTGTCCCTTGCCTTAGCTTCGGCAGCTTCTCTCGACCCAGCCGATACGCTGTACACATCGTTGAATGCGCCACCCTTGAACCTGAGGTGGACATATACGTTGTATGTGCTCATTACTTTACACCTGCCTTTTCCTTAGCCGCTTCAAGCAGCTTCTTGTCGATGATACGCTTGAGACATTTTGCCATAATCTCAGGGCTTGGCTCGTTTACGAGGACAATCCTGCGTCCGCTTTCGGACATCATTTCTCTGATGATGGGCTTTGTGGTTTCATTCATATTTATTTCTCCTTGGCAAAATTTAGTTTTCTTTGGCGGAGTGCGAATGTACTTCGCCGCTTTTTTTGAACAGTACCTGTACCGGAACATCTGAAAAGTATTTTTCATGTATTGCAAGAGCTTCATCAAGTGTGAAGCCTGAACGCCCCGTCAGTTTTTTGCTCAGGTAGTCAGCGCTGATCCCAACTGCTTTCGCTATGTCTTTCTTCTTTATTTGCCTGCAGGCAATTTCTACTTCCAGTGCCGGATAAGCGGGTTTAACGGTTCTGTATGGCAACTTCTCCTCATCTCCTTCCTGTCCCGGACAGATAATAAGTTTACTGCTCAATGATCTCCATATGGTCATAAGCGTATTTGACCATATCATAAACGGTCTGGGCCTTGGTGTTGTTGGTGATCTGCATGACCTCCTCGACCATTTTTGCAGCTTCGGGGTAAGTCCTCAGCTGGGCAAACTCGATAGGCGCTTCCTTTGGCGCTCTTTTGACTTTGAATTTCTCTTCCATGTTTTCAACTCCTTGACAACCCACCTCTTACGCTGTATAATGATGACAATTTACAGTGAAGGGGGGGATATAAATGAGTTTCTGTCCTTTTATGAGTAATGGTAAGGACATAAAAAATTGGTGTGGCTGTATAACCTCTTGTGAGCTTCGTATTAACAATAGTTGCGCATTGAAGATATTGGCTCAAAAGGCGTTATTTGATGTCAAGCATCAAAAGTCACAGATTGAAGAGAGCAAGCAGAGCGTTGCAGATAGCAGCCGTTAATCTGTCAAGCCCCTCAGCGGTATGCTCCCTTTTCGCCTCCTCTGAGAGCATTTTTATATGTTCCCAGAGGAGATTTTTTGCTTCCGTGGCTGTAAAGTTAGATTTGTTCTCCATTTTCTCACTTCCCTTCATTTTTGTCTGTCCTAATTTTCGCCCAAATGCGGTGCTATACTGATATAGAAAGGATTTCGTTGATAGCTGAAACAACCTTACCGCTTGTTATATCCCCCACAAGAATTTTGTACAGGTTGGAACTGTCAACATAGATGCCGGGATATCGGCGTTTGATTTCAGATATTAGCCATTCCTGCCTTCGATTTTGCTCCATAAGAGCAAGCTTGACCTTTTTACCGTAATTGCATAATGGCTTTTTGTATTCTGACAAATTAACACCTCCCATATTGTAAAATATCACGATTGACAGTTACGGAAAAATGTAATATAATATAGTTGCAAGATATTATTTTTACGTTCTGCCGTAACTGTGATTTTATTATATTACGTTTAGGCGTAAATGTCAATAGTAAAATTACGGATTGGCATAACTTTGTCAGTGTGTATAAAAGCAGGTGCATATTTATGTCTAAATTGTATGAAACTATCGAACAACTTTGCAAAAACAAAGGCGTTAATATAACGAAAATGTGTAAAGATGCAGGAGTGAGCAGGGGATCGTTAACAGACCTCAAAATGGAAAGGTCAGCAGAATTGAGTACAAGCTCGATGAGTAAACTTGCAGAATATTTTGGCGTATCAACAGATTACCTTCTTGGCAAAGACGCTAATAGCGTAAAAGCCTATGATGAGCACGGGGAGCCTCTATTTATAGATGACGAAGTCAGAGAAATAGTTGACAGCCTCCGCACCCGCCCAGAAATGAAAATCCTCTTTAGTGCCAGCAAAAAAGCAACTAAAGAGGATATATTGAAAACTGTAAAAATCATTGAAGCTTTAAGGAATGGTGAGAATGATTGATTACATAATCAGGTACATAGATCTGCCGTACACCATTAAAGGCGTGACAGTAATGGACTCTGACGGATTTTATAATGTTTACATAAATTCTCACCTGTCGTGGGAAGAACAGAAAAAGGCAGTCAAACATGAACTGGAACATATACGCCGAGATGACTTCGATAATATTTGTGCATCGCTTGAAGAAGTCGAGGCTATGTAAAATATAACAATACTAACTAAGGACGTGATTTTATGGGACTTAAGTTCAGAAAAAGCGTAAAATTGGGCTGTGGCGTTAGAATAAATTTTAGTAGTTCAGGCATAGGCTATAGTATTGGAACAAAGGGCTTTAGAACAACCATAAGCCCTCACAGACGAGTTACAAGCAGAATAACCATACCAGGCACGGGTCTTTATTATACTTTAGGCAGCAAGGGGCGAAAAGGCGGCGGAAGGCCGTCCCATGCGTCACAACCATCGCCAGAAACCGAAAACATTCAAATAGGGCTTGGCGTTACATCAAATACCACAAGTGCAGATATAACTAATTTTCAGCCAGCTGAATATGATGATTTATTAAAACGTCTTAAAATCGCCTATTACTCGCAGATGCTCGCCATTATTTTGGCTATCTTCGGTCCCTGTATATCCGTGGGGTTATATGACCGATTTTCTTTTTCCCCCGTTATAATGTACATATCTATCGCTGCTTTTTTAGCGGTGTCTATTGCAATCCTGCTTCTCGCTGTTGTTGATATGGATTATAATCTCGATGCCGAATCCAGCGAAAATTATAATAACTATTGTGCATCATGGGATTTTGTAAATACAAGCAGAGGGAAATGGCAGCAAATTACATCAACAGCTGTAACAGATAGAAAATATCACTCAGGCGCAAATACTGTTGTAAATTTAAAACCATTGACAATGACACGTAGATGTCCTCGCTTTATGCGCACAAACATCGATATATGTTGTATAAATATGTTTTCAGAAAAACTGGTCTTTCTTCCTGATAAACTACTGATTATACGCAGCGGAAAAATAGGTGCTGTAAACTATGATGATATAAAAATATCGTATTCCAAGCGTAACATCACTGGTGCACAAGTTTGCTCCGACTCTGAGATAGTAGGATATACATGGAAATATGTAAATCGCAATGGCAGTCCAGACAAACGATTTAAGGATAATAAAAAACTTAATATCTGCAAATGCGGAGAAATAACATTAACGTCAGCTTCTGGCTTAAATGTCATCATAGTATTATCAAATAATAAGGTAATCGATGATTTAATGAAATAAAAAATCCCCCGAACCATACGGAACGGGGAGAGAGGAGGAAAAATGGGAGAAATATCATATAAAAATTACTATGTGGCTGCAATTGATATTCTGGGTTTTTCTCAATATGTCCGCAGCAACTCTTTTAGCTATGTTAAAGACATATTTACAGATATACCCAGGTTTACAGCTCTTGTTATAGATAATCCTAATAATGATTTCACTCAAGAAATGCTCGATAGCGTTACTTTGAACGTTATATCAGATACGATTGTGATAGCGGTTCCTGAGGAGACTTACAGATCACTTGAAATATTGGTTCTTATTGTTGATACTGTGGTTTTTAACCTTTACAGAGAATATAGATTACCCTGCCGTGGCGGAATTGCATATGGTGAATTTTATTCTGACGGTAACATTGCATTTGGCAGAGCTTTTGTAGATGCTCACGAATTAGAGTGCTTGTTGGCAGTTACACCCCGTATAATCTTCCCAAGAAGTGTATATGATACATATGCTGCAAGTGTTGGAGAAAAGGAACTTTTATATCTAAGTGATATTATGATACTTGAAGCAGATGAGGAACTGTTTCTCGCAAACTACTTTGGATTTGCTATGATACGATGTGCTTGTGATGTTGAATTAAACCGTATGAGCCGAGAAGATGCAGAATCACTTTTTGAAACAATTTGCAGAGAAATAGAACACGAACTCTGTGTCCGCACTGACAAAAGAGTTCGTGATAAATACATATATCTTAGGGATTATTATAATGCACAGCTTGATATTTTAAGAGATGAAGCTGAAAAAAGTAAAATTTCTATTCCTTTTAGAATCAGAAAAGTGTTTGGAAGAGATAGAGCACGGGTCAATCAGACCTTGCAATAGCACGCAGACCTTTTTCTTTATTGACTGTAATATTGACAGAAAAAGATTTTGGCAAATCATTAAGTTCTGTCTTAAGGGCATCGACAGCTTGATTTAATTCATCGTTATCAAGCTTTTGAGCTGTTTTGCAAAGTAAATTCATTGATTTTGATAAGTTTTCAAGCAAAAAAGAAGATATTTCATAATGTTCAGTCATATAAAACACCCTTTCAAATTTATAATAGCGAGATATGTGTATATTTATATTATACCATATATTTTATTACATATCAAGAGATAAATAAAAAAAAACGCCCCAAAAGATGCTGGAACATCTCTCGGAGCGCAGGAGAATGTGGTACATTCACCATTCTTTCAATGTGAATTATACCATATCCTCCTCCAAATGTCAAGGAGTGATAACAAATATATGAAAACCGCCGTAATATACGCCCGGTATTCGTCCGACAAGCAAACGGAGCAGTCCATCGAGGGACAGCTCTACGACTGCTACAACTACGCCAAGCAGCACGGCATAACAGTCGTGCGGGAATACATAGACCGAGCCATGACAGGTAAAAATGACGACCGCCCCGCCTTCCAGCAGATGCTTCATGAAAGCGCCATGCACAAGTGGGATAGTGTTATTGTGTGGAAACTTGACCGCTTTGCACGCAACACCATAGACAGCGCCGTAAACCGCCAGATTTTAGCTAAAAACGGCGTGAAGCTGCTGTCCGTCATGGAGAGCTTCGGGGACGATGCCAGCGGTCAGATGATGACCCATATCATTGAAGCAATAAACGAATACTACAGCGCCGATCTTCGGGAAAAGACTATCCGAGGAATGCGGCAGTCGGCAATGAAGGCTCAGACAACGGGACATATCCCGCTGGGTTACAAGGTCGTTGACAAGAAGCTGGTCATTGATGATGAGACCCGAATTATACCCGAAACTGTGTTCCGAATGTACGCAGAGGGGGAGAGGCTCACTGACATAGCCGATCATCTGAACGCCCAGGGCTATCGCAACCGCCGAGGCAGACCGTTTACCACAAACAGTTTTTACAATATGCTGGCTAATGAAAAATACATAGGCATTTACAAATACGACGATATAGTGATCGAGGGAGGAATACCGCAGATGATACCCAATGAAGTTTTTGAGGCTGTAAGAGAAAAGCTGATAACCAACCGCAAGAGAGCCGCCAAGAACACCGCCAAAGCCGATTATTATTTGTCGGGCAAATTATACTGCGGTCACTGCGGAGAGCCTATGAGCGGGCTGTCAGGCACAGGACGCAACGGGGTCAAGCACTATTATTACCGCTGTAACGGCGTGCAGAAAAAGTCAGGCTGCCACAAGAAGCTGGAGAATAAATATCTGATAGAGGACGAGGTGTGCAGAGCAGCACGGTCAGCGTTTGAGCAGATGGACAAGGCGGAGACTGCCGAGACCATTTATCAGATGTATTTGCAGACGGTCAGAAATGAGTATGCGCCTGCCGAACTGGAAAAGGAGCTGACCGAATGCACTAAGCAGGCTGAGAACGTTGTGAACGCCATAGCTCAGACAGGCGGAAATCAGCTTCTGTTCGATAAGGTAAGGGAGCTGGAAGAGCGCAAGGAGCAACTCGGCTCCGCCCTCCGATTGTCTCAGGCGATGACCGACAATGTCCCCTCTGTGGAGCAGATCACCGTGTTTATAGATGATATCCTTGCAACCGATATCAACACCACCGAGGGCAAGAAAGCTATCGCCGACATCATGATATCAAAGGTGTATGTTTACGACGACAAGCTCACGGCCATTTTCAAAGATAAGGACGGCAAAAGCGTTGATATACCGCTATCAGACGTGTCAGATAGCTCCTCAGCGGATTGTGCTCCCTCTGCGCTGGGGAGCCAAGCAAATTTTAAGGCGAACTAAAATCGAGGACAGAGAGTAATGTTTGTTTTACTTCTTTTCCTTGGCGTTAGGTCGCCTTAAATCGTTATTTAGGGCTTTTTTATCGCTGTTACAATTAAGAGTAGTTTATTTCACAAGGAAGCAGGGCTTCCGTATGCTTACGTTATGTAAGTGTACGGAAGCCTTTTTTTTGTTGCCCGATTATTCTTGATAAGGTGTGAAATATATGCCCAAAACAGAATTTGACTATTACTACGGTGCGGAATCGGAGCAATTTTCTTTTGTTCGTGTTCCGAGGGTGCTGTTTACCGATAAGGAGCATTTCAGTAATTTATCCAATGAAGCAAAGCTGTTGTATGGTTTGCTTCTTGAACGTATGAGCTTAAGCCGTGAAAATAACTGGATTGACAAGCACAACAGGGTGTATATCATTTTCCCCGTTTAAGAAATTGAGGAAAGCCTTGATGTGGGTCACGAAAAGGCTCTCAATCTTCTTAAAGAGCTTGATGACCAATCTGGCATCGGGCTTGTTAAGAAAAAACGCCGAGGTCTGGGACTGCCGTCAATCTTGTATGTGAAAAACTTCATTGTCAAAGTTGAGCAGAATACCGATCGTGTTCCGACATCAAGAAGTACGGAAAACGGAATTCAAGAAGTCGGAAAAACAGATTTCAAGAAGTCCGAAAATCAGACTTCTGAAAATCCGAAAAACAGACTTCTTGAAGTACGAAATTCGGACTCTAATAATATTGATATAAATAATACTGATATGAGTTATACTTACGATCAATCTATCGATCGGTCACGGGCAGGCATTCAAAATTTCTCGCCCGGAGCTGACGGATTGATTGACGGAATTGACAGAAACGCAGTTGAGGAAGAAGTTAAGAAACAGATCGACTATGACTGCCTTATATCTCACCCCGACAGCTCTGTTGTTCAAATGGCAGAAGAAATCAAAGACCTTATGGTTGATGTTCTCTGCGGAGAGCGAAGTGTGGTATCGGAGGGAAAACGTATATCGGAAGAAACAGCAAGGGCTGCTTATAGGAAAATCACCTATGAACACATTCAGTATGTGATGAAAAGCCTTGTAAGCTATCCCGACAAAATCAGCAGGATAGATCGTTTCCTGACAACATCACTGTATAACTCGGTTTACACGCTGACAAACTCAACGTTTGCAGGGTTTGAACATGATATGCGTATGAAGATGCTTTAGATAAAAAATCACAGCACCCGTTAGAGTGTTGTGATTATAAATTGCATGATAAATTGGAATTTTTGCTTTATATAAATTATTTATGCTGTAAAAAGTTATAAACTCTTTGATTGAAATCCTTAGCTTCTTCATAAGCGGCATGCCCTAAATTATCATACATAAAGATTTCACAACCAAGTTTTTTTGAAATTTCCAAAGAAGCCGATCCACTTACCACTTTATCCTGCAT